GCCGGACCCGCCACCGCCACCGCCGCCGGACCCGGTAGCACGGCTGCCCGTCAGCGACCGCACGCGCCAGAGCCTGCGGCACGTCTTGACGGCGTACGGCGCGACGTGGGACGACGTGACCGGCCCCGCCCATCACGCGCGCACGGTCACGATGCGCCGCGCCGTCTACTGGCTGATGCACTGCAACGGCTTTTCGCTATCGCGCATAGGCGCGCTAACGCACCGCGACCACACATCCATCCTCCACGGACTTAAGAAAGTGAACTCATGGACCCCAAAGCAATCTTGACCGCCGCCGCCGCCCTGATAGATGATCGCGGCGTGAACTACGGCGGCATCGAAGCGAATTTTGAACGCGCCGCCGCGCTGGCGACGTTGAAACTCAACCGCACTCTTAGCGCATATGATGTCGCAATCGTCATGGAGAGCGTCAAAGACGCAAGGCGCGCCATCGCGCCGGAGCACTACGACAGCCACCTCGACGGCATCAACTACCGCGCCTTTGCCATGCTGCTGTCGGGCGCCGCGCCAGGCGTGCCCACTACCCCCGAGATGGCGGCGATGCTCAACAAGCTGGGGGCTTCAGATGCCCCACGTTGACCTCGACGAGCGCCGCAAATGCAAGCGCGAGTCAAAAGCGCGGATGCGCGAGCGACGGCGCGAGGAGTACAAAGCGCCTGCGTTCAATGTCGTGGAGCGCAAGCGCAAACCGATAGTCCACCAGTACAACCTCTATCCGCCCCCGATCTCGCTCGCGCCAGTCAACATCCTGACGCTGGCGGAGATCGAGGCGAAGTATGGAACCGTAAAATGACACGAACCTTCGCCCTCGCCGCCATCCTCGCCGCATCACCCGCTGCCGCGTCTGTTCAGCAGATGATCGCGACCGAGACGACGCGACAGATAGGGGCGCAGTGGACGCCAACAGCCTTGAGGATTGCGAAGTTGGAGAGCGGCTACCGCTGCAACGCTGTTGGCCCCAGGACACGGCAGGGCAGGGCGAGAGGGGTGTTTCAGGTCATGCCCGCAACAGCGCGCGGCATGGGCTACAACCCCGCACGGCTGCATGAGTGCGGCTACGGGATAGCGGCGGGCGTCACGCACATGAGGCTCTGCATCGCTTCTGGCGTGCGAACGCCAACGCAAATGGCGTCCTGTCATGTCGCAGGAACACACGGCTGGAAGGTGCGGCTGAACGCTCGCGCTGAACGGTACAAACAGAAATACGTGCAGCGTTCTGCACGGTAGAGCTTCGGCGCGAGCCGGAGGCGTCGGGACTTCCCGGCGCGTATCGGTTGATGGGTCTTCCCTTCAGTCCGATCTGTACGTCCCTTGACTTGCCCCGGCCTCGCGGTCGGGGTCTTTTCGTTTCAGGCCCGCTTTATGTTGACGATGTTGGGCGCGGGCGGCTCTTCGATCATGTTCCGCAGGTCTGACTTGGTGTGCGCCTTCGACATCTCGGGCGACGCGAACACCAGCTTCTTTGTGCCGTACTTGGCCGACGCCACGCGGCCCATGTCGATCCAGCCGGCCTCTTTTAGCGAGTGCAGGAGCTGGGTGTGGTGCAGCTTCACGCCGGTCGGCGCGTGCGGCAGCAGCCGCTCGCACAACGAGTAGAACGGCGCCCCGACGACACCGCGAGCGAACTCGCCGCGCTTCTCGCGGATCATATCCACCAGAAAGCTCTCGGCCACGGACATCCCCTGCTCGACCATGCTGACCTTCCAATCGGTGACGGGCGGCACCGCACTGGCATTGAACGCCGACACGTCGCGGTCGGCCAGCCAGCGCGCGACTTTGGCGAACCCGCCGGCAGCGTACCAGTCCCACAGAGCCGTGGCCTCGGCGGCGCCCATGCGCCCGCAGTTCGACCAGATGCAGCACCAACGGCGGTCCTGCGACGGCAGCGAGATCGGCACTTGGTCGTTCGTAAACGCCAGCACGAACAGCCGATTGACGGCGTCGTAGGGGTGCATCCCCTTGCGGTTGATCGACAGCACCAACGGCGGGGCGGCGATCAGCGGCTTCAGCTTGTTCGCCAGCGCCCGGCGCTCCCGCGCCTCGGGCTCCTTCAGCTCGTTCAGGATCAGGACTTCGCTTTCCAGATGGTAACCCCAAGCGGTCCCCAGGCTGTCGTTGTCGATCATGCCCCGGTTCTTCATGTCGGGTCCGCAGATGGCCCACAGAAACGGCGCCCACATCGTGTCCTTGCCGCAGCCCTCGTCGCCGCCGTGCAGGATCGCGTGGTTGACCTTGGTGCGCGGCTGCTGGACCTTCACGGCCATGACGTCCAGCACATGCTCGCGCTCGGTCGGGTCGGGGATCAGCCGCTCGCAATGCTTCAGCCACGGCGTGATGTCGCCGCCGGCGGCGTAGGTCGGGCGGGCGTCGCGCCACAAATTGCCGTAGACCAGCCCGTCGCGCTCGACCAGCGCCGTCTCGCCAGCGGCGTAGATGAGCGCCTGGAGCGTCCGTGAGCCCATGTGCTGGCGGTTCTCGTCGTAGCAGACCGACGCCTCGATGCGGCGGCCGTTGTGGACCGACACGCACTTGACATGGCGGAACAGGGCGTTGAAGGCGCTGCGGGTGTACTCCCGCCGGTCGGCCAGATCGAAGAAGGCGTCGTCGTCCAGAACGTAGGCGAACCGCTCATACCACGCGTTCTTCTCAAGGCGGCCCAACTCGCGCCGGTTGACCTCGTCAACGATCTTCTGCGCCTCGTCGGGGAACGCGGCGGTCGGCTCCAGCACCGCCCGCACCACCGCCATCTGCTCGGCCAGCAGCTCGTCGCGCAGCCCCGGCGTCACGCGCGGGCCGCCCTGCTCGGCCACCCAGTCCAAGAAGGCGCGGCTGTCGAGGTGCTCGCAGTGGCCGTGGTAGCAGCAGAACGACCGCTCCAGCGGCTTGTAGCGGGCCTCAATCTGCCCGTCCGAATGCTCGCCGTGGTTGGGGCATATCACGCCCATCCAGCCCTCGGCGTTTGGCTGTGACATCACGAGATTGTGATCGTTCAGCCATGTCAGGACCGTATCCTTGCCCGTGTCGCGCAGCCGGAACACCGTCCCGTGCGGGCTGTCGGCCTCGCCGGGGGCAACGCCCAACGCCTCGCAGATTTGCGGCAGCGTGAACTCGCGGTCGGGGTGGAACTCAACCAGACGCGCGCGGAACCCCTCACGCTCCGGCTTCAGGTTGACCGAGCCGGGCAGGCGGCAGTTGCGCACCGCGTTGGTGGCGCCGGGGTCGGTGTAGCCCGCCTCGGCCAGCGCCCGCAGCGCCGCCGTCTGCTCGCCCACGGTCGGCTGCGTGGTGTAGGCGTAGCCCCACTGGTAGTTGTCGGGGCTCGTCTCCATGATCCACGTCGGCGACAGCGCGGGCGTCTTTGACTTGGTGCCGATGTCATCCAGCATCAGGAACAGGCAGTATTGGCAGTTCGCCACGCTGGCGCTGGGCTTGCCGTCGCTGAAGCGGTCGAGGATGAACGAGCCGGTGTTGACGTACCACGCTTGGTCGTCCTTGCGCCGGTAGGTCGGCAGGAACGCCGGCCATGTGTAGCGGGGCGAGCCGTCCGCGTGCAGCACCGGAGCGCCGCTGCGCAGCACCGCCTTCTGCCGGACCACCAGCGCCGTCTCTCCCTCCGGCGCCAGATTTGTCAGGTATTCAAGAAAATCCATGTCCTACCCCTTTCCGTAACGTGTCATCGCGTGAATTTCGACGCCGAGCGGCAGACCGCCGCCCCAGTTCGGCGGCGTACACATCACCCGCCGCATGATGTCGGACGCCCGGTCGGGGTCGTCCGTCTCGACTACGATCTCGTCGTGGACGTGCGCCACGACCTCCAGCCCCTCGGCCTCCAGCCGCGCCAGCGAATGGCGCAGGATGTCGTGCGCGGCGGCCTGCGTGATGTTCTCGCACGCGAGCCCGCGCCACAACCGTGCGCGGGGCCACTCCTTGGCATCGGCGGCGGGCTTCCATGCCGCCTTGGCGTAGGTGATGTCGTCGCCCTCCAATCGAGCGAACGGGTAGCATAGCACGCGGCCGGACGGCAGAGCGTACCAAAGGTGCTGCCCGTCGAACAAGTAGGTAACGCGCCCGGCGCTGAATTCGTGGCCCTTGTTGCGCAGCGCCCGCCGGTAGGCGCGCTCCAGCGCCTCCCAGAACGGCATGGCCCACGGGTTGGCGACGCGCCAGCCGTGCACCATGCGCTTGGCCTCCGGCTCGGGCAGGTGCAGACCGTAGACGCGGCCCATCGCGGCGAACGCGCCGACGCCGCCACCGAACCCGCACGCCAGCTCTTGCACCTTGCCGACTTGGCGCTGGTCGCCCGTCACCGCCTCGTAGCTCGTGCGGAAGGTGGCGACAGCGTTGACCTTGTACGGGTCGAGGCCGGAGCGGAACACCTCCAGCTTGTCGTCGCCCGCCGGGCTGGCCGACAGCCACGGGTTGACGCGGCCCTCGATGCTTGACCAGTCGGCCACGACCAGATGCTTGCCATCCACCGGGAGGATCGACGGCCGCAGCATCGACTTCAGCACGTCGGTGACGCGGCGCCCGAACTTGGGCGTGATCTCATGCCCGCGTACGATGGCCTGCCGGACTAGTTCAGGGTCCTTGGCGCACTTGCGTGGGTAGTTATGGAGCTGAAGCCCGTAAGATGAAGCACGACCCGTAGCTGATCCTCCAGCGAATACAAATGCGCCTCTAACTCGGCCATCCTCAACATCTGCCAGTGCGTGTGCGCGGGCAAACTTTGCGACCGACGACGCCCAGAGGTCGTCGGCGCACTGTACGACATCAGCGACCTCGGGCGGCACCTCCTCGGCGTTTTCCTCGGCCAG